CCCATTTGTCGGCCCTGACCCGGGGGTTAAACCGGGCCCCAGGAGGCTGGTCTGGGCAAACAAGGCCGGCCGGGTACTACAACCCGGAAATGCGACATACGTTTTGTCGCCCCTTAGCGCGGGGGGTGACTGCGTATGTGACCCTCTCACGTAGACTGCGACAGGCGCAGGAGAGGAGGGCCAGGTGGTCCAAGCCACCCAGCCCTGAACCTATTGTACCTGTACACAATAGGTTCGATGTACTCGATAATGAGGACCCCACCATCCGGAGCGCGGATAATGAGGATGGTGGCCTACCAACGGGAAACATTGGTAGCGATAGGGCCGGACCAGAAGCAAACCCCTTGGACGGGGTAGAGAGTGGAGAGGATTATGCGCTGCGTCGTCGAGTGGAAGCGCTCGCTGACGCGATGTCTACCTCACTCGACACCTCAGTCTCTGACACCACCACAGTGCGAAATGCGGTGGTTGGGCGTAGGCCTCTGGTCAGGTTACCCCCATTGCTCTCCATGGAGGGCCCAGTCACCGTGCAGCCTGATGGGTACAGGCCGGGAGGTTTTGAACCGCCGGTTGTTGTGCCATCAGGTGGACCACAATTTGTGCCGGTGACTGATGCTCTCCAGGGCAATATGCGGCGCGAGGCAGCTAATTTCAACCTCGACCTAGACTTGTACTGCTATCTCGTGACGAAGGGACTGTTTGTTCCCCGTACTGTCATGAAGTGGGCAGAGCTCAAGTCCAAGTGTGAAACTTGGATAAGAGCTAACAGGCTTGGGAAGGGCTGGGATGCTCTCCGCGCCACAGAGCAGTTAGTTCGGGGTATGGCCTTATTGCAGCGTGCCAATGCTGCGGAGCGGTTTGTAGTGGGTGCTTGGCAATCTGAGGCACTTTGGACAGTGGATGGTAACATCACACAGACACACAAACTGCATGAGTTCGCCACCAAAGGGGCTTTACCTAATACTGGATTGTTGGGCAAGCTCTTTTGGCGGAGGCGAAATATTCCCGTGAGGTAGGGGTGCCCAGTCGAGCGGGTGGCGCTTTGCGCCGGGGACAAGTTACGCAAGCAGCTTGATCCTGGGTGCAAGCTCTCCAGGCGCCAGCCAATCGATGAGGGGCACCAGCATGGGCGGAGAATTGGATACATGGCAGTGCCCGATCTGCCGATTGTTTACCATGTATTCGCCCATCATGACTGTATGCATAACCAGTATGTGTCCATCCACAATCGTGTGTGTGGAAGGGTGCCAGTGCCCAACCGCGATAAGATGGCCGAGCTCTCGCAGTACATGCGGGTGATCGGTCGCAGCCTTGGAACTGTGGCTGCGTGGGATTTGGAGCGCACCGTGGACCATTATCACGGTGCGAAGCGCATACGTTATGCTGAGGCCGCGGAGAGGTATCGCGCCTACGGTCTCACACGCGATAATGCGGCAGTCAAAATGTTCATTAAGTGCGAGAAGATCAAGTTTGTTCCGGGGGAGGGGAAGAGAAATCCCGACCCCAGAGCCATTCAGTATCGGGACCCAGTCTATGCCATCAAGTTGGCAACCTACCTCAAGCCCATTGAAGAGAAGGTTTACCAACTGAGGGGCAATAGACTAAACGGTCTGCCACCCGACAGGGTCATTGGTAAGGGCCTTAATCAGGGCCAGAGGGCCGCGCTCCTTCGTAAGAAGTGGGAGCGGTTTGACGACCCTGTGGCCCTAAGTTTGGATGCTAGCAGGTTCGATCAACACGTCAGCTATGATCATTTGCTGGCGGAACACGGCCTGTATGCCCAAATGCACAATGACCCGAATTTTCTCCGGATGTTGACATGGCAACTCAACAATGCTGTGACCACTTCCCGTGGCATCAGATATAGGACCAGGGGCAAACGCATGTCTGGTGACATGAATACTGCCCTGGGCAACTGTGTCTTGATGGTCAGCATGCTTGGGCTATTTTTCAAGGACCGGGCTATCAAGTGGGATTGCATCGATGACGGTGATGACATTCTCCTCATAATTGAGAGGTGCGATTTGCACCTCTTTCTTATTGATGGTGGGGTGTCACCGCTAGAGGTACATTTCGCGGAGCTCGGGATGACATTGAAAATAGAGAGTCACACCGATCAATTTGAGAAGATAGAGTGGTGCCAATCACAGCCAATTTGTGTGAATGGCGAGTGGAAATTTATCCGCAACCCCGCCAAGGTGCTTTCGGGCGCCTTGGTGGGGAACAAGTGGCTCCAGATGAAAACATTGGAGTCGCGGAAAGCCCTCGCCAACACAATAGGATTGTGTGAGGCCATTTTGAATGATGGCGTTCCTGTCCTGTCAAACTTTGCCAGGGCCATTATCCGCAACGCGGATACGAAGAAACAAGCAAAGATAGACAACGCCGAACAGTTGGTTTATCGCCTTAGGCGCGAAATCGGGAAGTCGTGGCTACGTGAAATACCGGTGGTTGTAGCCACGCCCATTACGGACGAGACTCGGCTCAGCTTTGAGCGGGCCTTCGGAATCAGTGTAGATGAACAAATGCACTGGGAACAATGCCTGGATAATTGGGCATTTTCCCTGGAGGACCCACTCACTATGCCCGAACCAGTGGACTTGGACCACTGGACATGGGAAGCTGAGGACCTCGAGGTAAGTCTTTAGTGGAGGGTGCGACCTGGGCAAGTCGTTAAACTGCCCCACTGACCATGTGTTATGGTAACGGGGTCCTTGTACTTAAATGGCCCAAAACGGTGGCTTGCCTTAATACTTCCGTGCTAACCAAAATGCCAAGAGACTGCACGGCGCCGGCCACTGGTGGACAAGGATGGACAGTCCCTCTGTCGTTGGAGGTATCCCGTGAAACAACGAATGAGTACAGCATGGCACGACGTAATAACAACAGTAATAATACCAACGCTGGTAGTTCTGGCGCTGGTAGTGGTGGCTCTGGCCAAACGAAGTCGCAGAAACGACGACAACGACGACGAGCTAATAAGGATGGAGGCGGCCCTCCTACGGCTATTGGAGCCGGGGGTGTCGCCGAGAGTGCAGGAGTCACTGGAGGACCTCGTGGCTCAGTCCGGTTCACGAACCGGGAGTACGTTGCCGACGTCACAGCTGGTCAGCAGGGCACTGCGGGCCCAATCATCTCCTTCGCTATTAACCCCACAAACCCGAACGTCTTCCCCTGGCTATCGAGGATTGCAACCGGGTATGAGCTCTACCGGTTCAGGCGGTTGGTCATAACCTACAGCCCCACCTGCAGTACAACCACTGCAGGGTTGGTGGTTGGAGCGTTTGACTATGACGCCACGGATGCTCCACCTGGTAATAAGCAGGTTCTCAGTGGCTATGATGGCGCTCGGCGGGGTAATGTGTGGAATCGGTTGGTGTTTCCCGCTAAGCCTATGGGGGGTTGGTATTACACAGGGACACCCGGATCATCGGTGTCCAATCCTGTGGGTACTGATCTCAAGATGTATGATCTTGGGAAGTTCTACTTGGGTGTGTATAACCAAACCTCCGCCCTGCCGATGGGCGAGCTGACAGTCGAATATGATGTCGAGTTCGCCCGCCCTGATGCAGCAATCTTGTCTGGTTTGTCAGAGAAGATTGTCATGGGCGTACCTACAGTTAATGATGTGGCAAATTCCCCAACCGTCACAGGCAACAATGTGTTCACTGTTGCTAGTACGGGAACCAGACAAATGACGCTCACAGCGCAGACGCCTGGTGATTATGCTCTAGAGATGATAGTGGGTGGAACCAACCCTGATGGTGCCCCACTTATTGCCTCTATATTGCAGTATGATCCCAATTCATCAACGTCTGCCACTCCTTTGACGCTCGATAGTATGACTGGGGCTTGGACGAATAGCTCAACGCCCTTCTACTATATGGTCATGTATGCATTGTCAGTGCTAGCAGGATCTACCGTCGTTATAACGATTGGTTCTTCCACCACGACTATTCCCCTGCTGCGTATGCGAGTAGCGTCTTATAGGCGCACCCTTGCGTGAGCAGGACACTGTTTGAACTACGATTTCCCTGATCCTCGATAATGTGGTACGTAGGCAGCCCAATGGGTGCGGGTTCGCGGCTCTGCTGCGCTTGCTATTTTCCGGTATAGGATAAAGAACCGGGTGGTGGATTTATCCACCCCTGATTGCGTTTCCAGTGGCGCAGTCATGGTCTCGAACTGGGCTTAGCAGGCTATTGCTAGAGGATTACCCTACCTCGACCCGCGGACTCCTGGCCGACCCCTCCGGCTGTGGTTGACGGCGCTTACTAGCCCCCTGGTTTCTCCAGTGGGCGGCCCCGATTCAATCCAGTGAGCGTGGGGAAGCACAGGTCAAGCGGACCCTGATACCACTAGGGAGAGCAGTGGGGCACACAATATGACTTCGGTCAGGCGCGTGCGCCTCACG